ATACGATTTGTTAGACCAGCTGTTACAGACTCAACTTCTGCCGTAGCAGCACTTGTTGCGCCGCCACCAAGAATAGTTACGGTGTCACCAACATTATAAGAGGCACCAGAACCTGTAACCAAAATGGATGTTAATATTGAAAATGTATCCGCAACAAGTGTTATCTTTGTTCCATTAGGATCAATAATATCCGTTATGACTTGTTCACCATTGGTAAATATGCCACTTAAAGTTTTCTTATCAATAATTAATTCAAATGGCAAACCAAAGTTTAATCGGTCGGTAATAATACGTTTCGAAGCACTTTCAATAATAGCAGTAGCACCCGATGTTTGGCCTGTAATTTTTCTATTGTTTAATAGGGTAACATCAAAATCATCATATACAACTTTAATTGCTGTGTTTGAAACAGGCGCAGAATTAAAAACCAACTTCCTAGATTCTTTTCGAATTGTGTAATCGGTATTAATTGTTTTTAACACATCGTCAACATAAACTTCAACCGCATCAGGATCAACTTGTTGAGCCAGAAAGAATGTGGTATTTGAACCTGTTCCTGTATACGTGCTACGAATATCAGTTTCTAATTTTAAAAGATTGTCAACTGTCCATTTACCATCTGATATTCGCAAGACATTATTTTTTGGTAAAATAACATCCACTTCATCATTGAACAGCATTCTGAACAATAACTTGAATGACTTTTCATTGCCTCTAGAAATATAAAGAGGTAAAACATTTTTAATAAGTGTTTCTTTGTTTATTTCAACATCTCTAGGAATCAAAGAGGCAAAGTTATTAAAGAAACTTTTTTCAAATGCGCCAATGGATACATCTACATCGGACACATACCTCATTTTTTTACCTAAAGATAACACATCGTTTTTCTGTGTTCCTTGGGCCGTTTCCATAAACTCATAATAGGCTTCAAGGAAAGAAACAAATAACGGATATTCATCCGTTACATATTCAGGTACTTGTTGTGCAACAAGCAGAGATGTTTTTAAATTGGACATTTAATTAATCAGATATTTTAACTAAATCAATTGTGATAGATGTAGGGTCGGTTTCATCAATTGTAATAATTGTGCTTCTAATAGTTTCAACAATGCCCTTTTCTGACTCAAATGATAGTCTTATGTAACCGTCAGCTGAAGCAACAGATAAAATGTTAATATCAAAAATGTTAATTAAACCAGCGTTATAATCAATTTCACCAACATTATCATCAACGATTTGTCTTTGTGCAGCTGAATCATAATAAATTGTTCTAAGTGTTCCTACTCGACCATCTACTATTGCAATCGCTGCTGCGCCATATCCATCACCACCGGTAACTGTTACTACAGCTCGTGTGTAATCGGTTCCACGATCTATGATATTAATATTCTGAACTCTGCCGTTAACAATAATGGCTTCGGCTGTTGCACCAGTACCATCACCAGTAATAGTTACTGTTGGTGCAGAGGTATAACCTGTACCCGCATCAGTAACACCGATTGAGGTAATGCCTGAAGATGACTGAGGTATTTCATCAAAGATAACAGTTCTTTCAATACCATTCACATCCAAAACATTAAAACTGGTTGATGTTAGTTTATTCGTAATTGTGCCACGATGTAAAGGTGCATTAAAATCAATTGCATAATTTTTAGATTGATTTAATACAGGTAAAAATCTTTTCTGTAACCTTACAACAGTTTCAGAGCCAACAATAGAATTTAAATTTGTAGCATCAATTGAATCTTGCATCTTAGACAAAATGAACTTAGCACCAAATTTATTTAATTTGGAATTTCTGTAACCTATAATAGCATTTCTAATATTATTTTTAATGCCATCTGCACTTACAGTTGTTTTCTTAGGATCGTACTGTATGTAGTTGTTAACCAATAAGTATAAAAATTCAGGATCTTTAAACTCTGCTTGAACAGAAACAATAGATTTTGGCTTAACAATATCATTTAAAATTCTTTGTTTTTCAGTTTCAGAAATATAGTAATCTGTTTTTGGTTTAATAGATATGTAAACTTTGCCATAAACTGGAGGAGTTTCTTCTTCGCCACCCCAAACTGAAATAGAATCTAGTGACGGATAATTTCTAGTGATGTATGACTCATAATCTTTAAAAGTAACCAACCTATTTTGTGTGGCAAATTGAGCTGTAGCATTGTACTTTACTTCACTAACCGTTTCTCTATTTGAACCACCAGCAGCAACAGATACAGTATCAACTGTAATATTGGTGAATCCACCGATAGCAGCACTTACGGTAAACGAAGAAGCTTTATTTGCAATTGATCCATTTGTTGACAAGTATGTTACATTAATAATTGAACCATCATTAATTCTTCTACCAATAACATCGTCACCAAAATAAATCTTATACTTACCGCCTCTAGCTTCTTGTAAAAAATACACCTCAGACGAATTAGTAACATCTAAAACATCAGTAACTTTATTGTATATTGATATCTGTGAATTACTTGAAGAAGGTCTAACTGAAACTGTAATCGTACTGGTATCAATATCAGCATCCGGAATTTCGAAAATAGCTTTTGGATTTGCAGATTCATCATGTGTGAATGAATATGCTACAAATTGTCCTTCTTTAATTTCTAAGTTCTCAAAGAAATAATTTGTTCCACTTTTAGTAACGGTTGTATCAGCCATTACGTTGAAATTATAATTTTGATTATCGATAGTATTGGATAACAATACAAAACCTTTTGGTATTGTTACCGTATTTACTGTTGTACTACCAGAGTCAACTGTTAAGTTAACAATGGCTGTAGGTGCTGTTTTAGAATAAGGAACATATCCCAATGTTTTAGCATGCGAAACAACAGAATCTCTTAACAATGCGGTATCTAAAAACGACTCATTAGCTACCATATTAAGATAGTATGCATTATAGTGTGTGTTATATGCCAAAAGGTTGATTAACACACTAAGGCCTGAGCCCTCAAAATCATAGTCTTGAAACTGTGACTGTTGTTTTAAATATGATTTTAAGTTGGTTTTGATTGTATCAAAATCAAGTTCTGCAACTTGTAGACGGTTATCTGCCATTTATCGAACTCGCTCTAAGAAAAATTTGATTGCTACCGGGTCGGTTCTATTGAGGATTTTAAACAATAGCTCAACTTGAAATCCATTATTGTCAAAATCTGGTTTAATAACAACTTTAGAAACACTGGCTCTAGGCTCAAAATTATCAATTGTTTCTATAATCTCACGTTCAATTAGAGTTGCTGTAACCATATCTAATGGTTCAAATAGAAGTTTTCTAATATTGCAACCAATTTCTGGTTGAAAGGGAATCTCATAGTGGTTGGTTGAAACTAAATTCTTAATTGAATTAATTACCGCTAGTTCAGCCCTATGTTTGTTAATGTCTTTACGGATTGGATGAATTGCAAAATTCAAATCCAGGTCCAACCATTCTCTACTTGTTGTTATTGCTGTTGCCATTTTCTATTTATGTCACTGGTTAGCAAGCCTAGATTTTAATTTATCAGTTCCAATAAAATTTTGGACTAAGCTGTCTTCAGATACTCCTAAATTTGAATATCTGCGTATACTTCTAGCTTCACTAACTAATTCATTTGATTTTGTGTAGAAGCTCTCATCATGTACTCGCCTTTCCAAAAACAAAGTATTTAAAGTATTAGCAACTGTGGCAATACTATTTACGGCCGCATATGATAAATTTGAGACTTTTGTTGTAATTACATCTTCACCAACAGTTTCAGTAGTTATTGTAATGCTGCTATTAATCGTATTAGCATATGTAACAACAATATTAGCATAATCGTTAATAGTATTAGCTATGAGAATACTTGTAAAACTGCCTAACATGGGTGCATTGTCTTCACGACCATCAATTTGATATGTTAAATATGTTAATGCTCGACCAATTTGCATGGCTTGTTCAAGGTGTGGTTTATCAGCTGCGTCCGTATTTGCAGTAATTGGAACTACACCAGAAATTCTATTAGTGTGGTTTATAAATTGTACTATTTGACCAGGAACATGAGTTTCAACTATTGGTGGCGCTTCAGCACTTCCAGTTATAACATTATAACCAGCAATAGATTTAATATCAGCATTAATTGTTGTCCATAATGCCGTTAAATTACCAGAGCCCGTTACTGAGCTTGTAGTATTGATTAAAGTATTGGCAGAAAGCCAAATAGTGTTACATGAGATTGCTACAGGGTTTACATAATAACCAGTAATATCATTATTTACCAAATCATCTTTCATCCATTGACTTGATACCAATGCCGGTGCTGCATTCATCTGTTGTATAGCTGTGTTTGGTAATACAGCTATTGTACCAGTTGTATCTGTAAAATTAAAACCTGTTCTATCAAAAAGAGTTGCCATAATATATCCTTAAATCATTTTTGGGATTGGTGGACCTGTAGGCCCTTTGAAACTAGCGTGAAAGTGACAGCTATATATTGCAGTATTTACCAAATCAGTCATCAACACAGCATTCATTGTTCCAAAGTTAGCAAGTGGTGATTGGATAGAAAGTAGTGAGGTTATTGGACCAGCACTAAACATTCCTAAAGGACCGGCTCCAACTCCCAATGCATCTACTCTATCAGCTGTAAGTGATTTGCCTGTTATGTGTCCGTTAACTGACAAGTCGCCATTTAATTGTAGATGGCTACCTGTCATAATATTTAGTGAGCCATCTATTACGTTACCACAACCAACAGTCATATCAGATTTTGACATTAGAGATGCAACACCATTAACTGCTAGATTATATTCACCTCTAACAACAAGAGTGTAATCTTTCTCTACAATTTCTTTTCTGTTACCTTTAACATGAACAATGGAATCACCGTTAATAGTAATATTGCAAACACCACTAATTAATACATTTTTATTTTTAGTAATAATTTCATAACCATCACCATAAATTTTATGTACTTCGTCTCCATTTGGATGCATTTCAGTAAATGTTCCAGAGCGATGATGAATTCTTATACGCTCGCCGCCAGGAGTATCATCCATTTCAAACATATGTCCAGAAGGTGTTTGAGTAATATTATTAAATGGATATTTTGGTGGATATTCTGTAGATG